CGTTGCCGGTCATCAACCTAATTCGGACAGCGCGAAGCGTTACCCTTGCTTGCCGCCCAAACTCGGCCCAATCCAACAGCCTCAGCATATCCGCCTTCGCCACCATCACCACGGCAGGCCCGGCTTCCACAAGCGCGCGGTATTCGTCAGTTTTCATTTGCGATCATCCTCTTCAATTTTTCAATTTCTTGTTCAAGCTCTTTTCCCATTCTAGAAAAATTGAGAACTTTAGCCGTCATCCATATCAGCATCATCAATTGAGCGCCGATCATAAGCCATGATATATTTTCAGGCGTCATTGTTCTCTCCTTCTCCGGTTAAACTCTGCCTGCGCCACACACTCGGCGCCGTGTAACGACTGCCCTTCGCGCAGCCAAAACCGCGCCATAGCCTCGGCTTGCGCGCATGTGCGGGCAATGACTACGTCCTGATAGCAGGGCGCCTCGCCACCGCAGACCAAGAACAGGAATATGAAGGCGGGCTTCATGCGGCGGCATAATCAAACAAGGATTCGGCAGATTTCTCGGCGTGGTTTAGGTTCTTGCACGCTTGGCGGAAATACGAATCCTTCAATTCAACGCCGATGAAACGGCGCTTTAACTTCAACGCGCAAAAGCCCTCGCTGCCGATGCCCATGAACGGGCTTAGGACGGTATCGCCGGGATTGCTCCACATCGTGACCGCACGGGTCGTTAGGTCAAGCGGCATTGGGCAGATGTGCTTTTCGTCTTTTGGGTCGCGCGTGGCGTTCAATACGTCAGTTTCGCGCGTATCCATCCAAACCGGCGAAGCCCATTGCTGCCATTGATCCAGCGGAAATGTCTCCGGCGTATGCGTTACCGGAGTCACCTCCTGGCCTTCGCGCGCCCACTTGCGGAAAAACAAAAGATACTCAGGCAAGCCTTGGCGACTAAAGGTGCTGTCAGCGCGAAGTTGCTTGTAAAGCAGGCCGTGCGCCTTGGTCTTGGTCATTTCCCGCACCGGGCAACGCCAAATCGTGACGCGGGAATGAAACGAAAACCCAGCATCGGTATGCTCTTTGACAAGCAAGCCGGGAAAGTCGCGCAAGCCCGCGTCATGGCCGGTTTGAGTGCGATAATAGACCAAGTCCTTGCAATGCACCGCCACCAATCGGCCCGGCTTGGTCACGCGAAACAATTCACGCACCAAAAACCGATACTGCAAGGCAAACTCCGCATCATTGGCGCAGTTGCCCATATCGGCTTCTGAATCATTGTAGATGTAAAGCCCTGAGAACGGCGGCGAATAAACCGAAAAGCCCACGCTCTCGTCTGGCATCTGCCGCACGACGTCCACGCAATCGCCATGGATGGCCTGCCAGTTGTCGCCCTGATTGCTGTTCAAACTCACGAAATCCATGATGCAAACTCCCCTTTATGTGTTGGTTGATATGGAACCCGCACGCCAGCATCTTGCGCCATTGCCCGGCGCATGGCCGATGACATGGCCTGTTTCATCTTGGCATGATCGGCGCTCTTGCGGTCAATCACGCGGCCAATCTGATCCTCTCCCTCTGCCACGATCAGGTGGCAATCCACCGGACGCTGCTGCCCATAGCGCCAGCAACGGCGCACGGCCTGATACCACGCCTCATAGCTGAATGACCGGCCAGCGAAAATCATAGTCGCGCAATGCTGCCAATTCATGCCAAACCCGGCCACACTTGGCTTAGTCAAAAGCCATTTGACCTGGCCGGATGCAAAGGCTTCAAGCGTCGCCTCTTTGCGCTCAATCGGATGCGATCCGCGCACTTCCTGAATTTCCGGTATTTCGGCGCGAATGGCATCGGCTTCATAGTCGGTGTCGCACCACACCACACACGCATCATTGGCCGGCATGATGGCCGCGATTGCTTGCGCGCGGGCTTGCGCCGTTTGGCGCTTAGTCTCGTGTAGCGTTGTGGCGGATAGGTCGCCCATAAAAAGCAACCCGGCAGGCGCCCGCACGTCACCCGCCGCCTTGTGGCGATGCACGTTTAGCGGCGGCAAGATGTATTCGCTGGCGTCATATCCGAAGTCCGCCGGCGTTTCCGCCATCCTGCACCAGCTAGACATCCAATCCCAAAAGGAATCTTGCGCGTGGCCTTTTAGCCGGTAACGGCCCATTTCGGTTTGATCGGCAATGAACCAACGCATCAGCATTTCATTGGAAGGCATCACGCCAAGAAACTCGGCATGTTGCCCTAATTCCATGTGATCATTCGGCGCTGGCGTTGCAGTCGCAGCGCACCGAAAGCGATGATCTTTGAATGCGTCAATCAGGGCGCGCGTTGTCTTGCCGGTGAAGCTCTTTAGGATGCTGCTTTCATCAAGCGAAACCGCGCCAAACTCGTCAAAGTCCAGCCGGTCAAGCCGGTCATAGTTGCAGACGTTAATGCCGTCGCGCGCATCGGCTTGGTCGCGTATCTGCTGCACCTCATAGCCGCGCGCCTTGCCTTCACGCACGATCTGCGCTGCCACCGCCAAAGGCGCTAGGATTAGCGCTTTGCCATTGCTCGCCTCAAGCGCGTGATTGGCCCATTCGAGCTGACAAAACGTCTTGCCCATGCCTGTATCAAGGAACAAGCCAAACCGCCCTTGGCGCAGGCCGAAAGCGATACAGTCGCGCTGGTGCGGCTTCAAGTCCGCGTGAAGATCAGGCACGCGATCAAGCCCGGTGGCGTGCGCTGCAGGGCGCTTTGCCGCTAGAAATTCCGCATATTCGGTTTGCATTCTTCTCTCCTCTTATTGTTTGATGTTCTCTTTACCGCCACGCGCTCGGCGCTTGCCAGCGCATCCTGCCGGCAGCGTTATCCGCCGCGCGCTGCGCCTTTCGTGCCGCCTCGGCTTTCGGAAGCGGTATCAGGCAAAGCGCGTAGTGATCAGCACAATATGGCGACGGCGCGCCGTTGTCGCGCGCAACGCATGGCGCATCGCAAAAGCGATACGCGCGCCGGTCATTGCCATATAGGTATTGGCATTCCGTCCCTGAAAAGACCCGGCGCGGCGCTACATCAGCGCACGCGCCGGGCAAGGGTCGCTCAGGCCGGGAGGAAGCCTGGCACTCAACGGCGGAGGAAAGTGCGCCGGAGTTGGAAGCGGCACGTGGCCGCGATGGGGAAGCCGCCCGCACAAAAGAAGGCTTTAGGGGAAGCTCTCTCTTAACGCGGGCGGCAGGCCGGGACACCACGCCCCGGCTTATGTTTACCGGCACGCCACGCAACGGTAGCTTTAGCCGATGCGCGCGACCGATAATCTGGTTCTTGTTCATCGCCATTTTCGCGCCGATCTGTGACGCGGATAGGTCTCCTGCCCAATGCTCGCGAAGTTCAGCATCGCGCTCGGGCGTCCATTGACTTGCCTTGGGCATCAGTCGCGCCCCCTGATGCGGCCACCCAAAACCTCTGCCCAATCGGCAGCGCGCTCGCACCAATCGGCCATGATTTGAAACGCGTCACTAACGCGCCACATGATCCAGCATGTTCCATGCCGCAAGCGCCTAATCATCGCGCCGTTTCCGCTTCATTGCTTGCGCCAGGTCTGGTCGCAGAACGCGCGCCGGTATCCCGGTGGCGCGTGACACTTCGGGCAGCCGCTCCGCAGGAACGCGGCGCTGCCCCCATCGAAACACGGTGGAAGGTGATACGCCTAGCTTTTCAGCTAGCCGCATCGTCGCACCGCGCTTTTCAAGGTATCGGGTCAGGGTCATGGTGTGAGATAGGCGCGCATTGCGGCGCCGGTCAAGCCAAAAAATGCACAAGATGAAAAAAATATGCAAACCCTGCAAAATGCGCTTGCGTGGCATTGCGCTATGTGCAACAAAGCTGCACCGCAACCCGAACAAAGGCACCACGCCATGCTTAATCTTCTCCCCACACAACCGCCCGAAGCGCCAGCGCAGCATGAAGCGCTTGCGTCCCTCGCCCGGTTCCGCGCCCGGCTTGAAAACTGCCCGGATGACAAAAACGGCAACTGGCACGATGCCGCTACCACGGCTTGGTCTGCAATGCTGCAGATGGAACGCATGGTGTCGCAGCTTCTTGACATACGCTTTGACGTGGCAGGCTCCACCGCACATGATGCGCTCGACTACGCGATTGACCAGCTTGTGGAGGCCGCCGCCACCGTGACAAAGGAAGCCGAGCGCCGCGCTGAAGATGATGCGCCGTTTTACAATTCCGAAGATTACTGGCCCCGGTATAGGGGCTAGTGCC